GCATGGTCTGCGCCAGGCGCTTTTCAGCGTCCTCAAAGCCGTCTCCGTCGTAGCCGCACAGCACATAGCAGCACATGGTATGGCTTGCCGGGCGGAATCCAGCCGCCCGCAACCTCTTTCCCATCTCGATCAGAGGTTCCAGATCATCGCGGGTGTCATACGCCGTGTATAGCCTTGCCGGTTTTATCTCATGCAGAAGTTCCGCTTGCCATTGCTGCAATAGCGCCGGTTCTAAGCCGCCCGTAAAAACAGCTCTGTGCTTCTGTCTCTTGAGCATTTCACAGACTGCCCGAAAATGTGCTTCTGACGTTCCCAGAATGTTGTCGTCAAGGATGTTCCAGCCGTCCACGATCGGAAGCTCCCGAATTACGCCATGCGCGCAGCGCGGTACGGAGCAAAACCAGCAGTCCTTTGTGCATCCCCGCGAGGTAAAAATCAACCCGTCACGCAGGTAAAGCCCCGGTGTGAAGTCTCCCATGCGATCATCGAATGCCGGACCGCCGACTTCTACCGGTACGCCGAGAATCTGCCATGTGTCGTATAGTTCCTCTGCACGTTCCAAATCCCATGTGAACGTCACGGAAATATGTACTTTTGTCACTCCCGCCTTGATGCAGTCCGCAATGTTCTCGATCGTTGGCTCTCGGAAGAACGCCAGCGCATCAGTCGGCGAAGCGTTTGTCTTACGTGGAAATACACGAGCAATCACCGTCTGCTCTAAATCGCTCACGTCACATTTCCCCTCCTATTTTCCGTTTCCATCAAAGCCCCGGCGTGTAGTGCAGTTTTCTGGCGGCTGCGTTCTGGTGGTACTCGGGGCGTGTAAATTTATATCCCCAGTGCTTTGCCGCCGTAAACAGCGCGGCAAGCTCGTCCGAAGCGCGGACAAAGACCGTCTGTCCGCTATATGTCACGGCGTAGTGGTTTTTCCCGGTGTATCCTGCCTGCGCAATTACGGCAGGATGGCGGTTTGCCCGCTCGCCGTTGTAGTCGATATTATTTCGCGCCATAGTGTTTGCGCCTCCTCACCTGATTGTCCGCACGGTTTATCTGCTTCTGTGCCGCAAGATCTAACTCTAAATTTTTCCGCGCCTGTCCGTTTTCCACGTAGAGATAGTTCCGGATGCTCTCATATAGCGTCCAGTTGCAGCACATGGTGCTGCATCCCGCCATCCTGGCTGGGCAGAATCTGCCGCATGGCGGCTTGATCCGGCGTAATCGTGGCGTTAGACTCGGCCTCATTCTGCCTCTTCCTTCACGTGCTGGAGCCATCTTCCCAGCTTGTTTAGCTGCGTCTCCCTTCTCGCCAGATCATTCACCGTTTCCCGGTCCACGCGCGGCATTTTGAGCAGGATCTCTCGATCATTGACGCAATCGTCTGCGTAGGCAAACAGCGCGTCAATTACGTCGTCCAGCTGCTCTGGACGAAACCTGACTGTGATCCGCTCGTCCATATCACATTGCCCCGTAGACCGACAAGCCGATTGCGATTGCGCCTGTCACGGCAGCGACGTCCATCATATGCCCGTATCCGGCAATCACCGCGAGGACATACGCCGCACCGCCCAGCCAGATGCAGCAGGTCTTCACGATCAGCCGCAGCGCCCGCCGGTACTGCATTTCCTCCCGCAGCCGCGCCCGTCGCTCCCGCGTTGTTTCTTCCGGTTCTACTCGCGCAAGGTTCGTTCTCATGGTGTTTTCCTCCTCAAATCGTCTTTGACCAGACCGGGGAATTATCATCTGCAACCAATTTCTGTATGAAAAGCTTAAAGTTTCCGGCATCTTTCTCGCTCTTTTTTGCAAAAGCTCTGTAAAACGCATTGATCACAAATGTTGCCGCAGCAATCAAATCAAAGCCGCTGCCCTCAATTCTTGATATTGACGTTTCACCGTCAATGCCGATTTCGACGTGTAGTTTCTTCGCCATGATCAAATTCCCTCCTCAATTATGATTTCCGCGTCAGCCAGCGCGCCAGCTCGGTCAACGGCACCGCGTACTTGCCGCCGATCTTCCGCGCCGGAAATTCGCGCTCGGCAAGCAGCGTCCGCCGGTCAATGCCTAGCGCGGTCTGTCACTCGTTGACTGTGATCGCCGCCCGCCCCGGGAACATGTCCGTCAGCAGCTCCAGCTGCGGACGGTAGCCCTCCGCCTCACGCATGGTGTTCTCCTCCCACTGCCGCCTCCTGTTCCCGCTCTCTGCGGTAGCGTTCTGCTGCCCATCGGGCGAAGGCGTCCAGCTTTGACTCGCCCCGCTCGTCCGGGCGCTGGATCTCAAAGGGCTTTGCCGGAAGGAAACTCCCGTCCGGTGCCCGGTATGCAACTGCTGCCAGCATGATTGACTCCTCCTTCAATCAACTGATTGATAGCTTTTAGATTGACCGCCTCCGGAGAGACTTCCACGCGCACCTCATATGGCTTGGTTCGTCTCTCTAAGTCGGCGACTCTCCGCCGCAACCGGTGGAGTTCCGCGTAAAAGTTCATGCCTCACGCCTCCTTCTGCTCGTCCTGCTTGACTGCCATCAGCTTTGCGCATGCTGCCATGCCCTGCAAGTACATCAGCGCACCCTCGCGCAGCTCCGGCGTCAGCTTATTCATTTCGGTCGTGATCTTCTCGACCTGCTTCTTCTGTTCTTCCGACATATTCTCTCACTCCTTTTGTTCCGAAATCTAACTTGTGAGTATATGTTAACACCATAGTTAGAGTTTGTCAATATGATTTTTCTAAAAAAATGATTTTTTTATTGACACAGTTAGATTCTCGATGTATTATATAAGCATGGAGGCGATGCTATGAATGAGCGTATCCGTCAACTTCGGAATTCTCTTAGACTTTCACAATCTGAATTTGGCGCAAAAATAGGGCTTTCTCAAAACTATATATGGATGATCGAGAAGGGCGAGCGAACGCCTAGTGACCGCACTATTTCGGACATCTGCCGGGAGTTTGGCGTGTCTCTCGCATGGCTCCAGTTCGGCGATGGCGAAATGTACGTCAAGCGCGACATGAACGAAGAGCTCGGGTTAATGGTTTCCAGCCTCATGGGAGAGGCAGACGAGTCCTTCCGCAAGCGGTTCATTTCCGCCATGATGGAGCTGCCGCCGGAGTTCTGGTCCGAATTTGAGAAATTCCTGAAAAAAATCACCGAGGGCGAATGACCGCCCCCGGTGATTTTTGTTATCCTATCAGTCTCTTGCACAGTTGCAAGATAATGCAAAGCTGCTCTAATGTTGCCCGCTCCAACAGGCGCTTGATCTCTCCAATGACGTATTCTTTCGTGTTTTCCACTTCGTCCTCCATTTCTCCACAAAAATTTCCTTCATTTTTTGTTCACATTTGCCATTGCTTCTTTTTGTCATCTGGCTTACGATATAAATAAGCCCCTATAGGCAGTATAATCTGCGAAAAATACTGTATTTGAGAGGATACCAATGTATATCAGCAAAAGAAGCCTAAACGCATGGACGGAAATTTGGGATTTTACGCTTTCCGGTTCTTCTTTCAAAGCGACTGATGGCACGCGCCGACAGACCTCTCTTCGCCGCGCGGCGAAAAAACAGAATGACTTCGAGCGCTTTGAGACCGTCACGGTCGACCTTGAGCGGTATGAGTACGAAGGTGCGCCAGCGTACATGGTTTATTTTGACGACCGTGAGGTCGGCAATGTCCCCGCCGAGGTTGCAGCGGAACTTGCCAAAATGGAGGACGCTGGGTATATTATTTCCGGCGATAGCTGCGAGATCTACGGCGGTCCGGACGAAGACGAGCCTGATAAAAAGTACGGTGCGCGCATTTGGGTTAAGGTCCGCCAGAAGCAATCTGGCGAGCCTCAACAGAGTGAATCTGCTAGTTGCCCACAAACCAGAAACTCCGACAGAAAAGGCGCCTCGCCGAACTATGATACCGGATACAGGTGCAAGCCGTCGAAGCCGTTTTATAAAAAGTGGTGGTTCTGGGTGCTTGCCGTGATCCTGATCAGCAACCTCACCACGCGAATCCCTGAAATTATGCGCGAGAAGAACCAGCGGGAAGCGGCACAGATTCTCTCCGAACGTAGCCAGCAGGCGCAGACGGAAACAACTGCCGCGTCAGAAGACGACGGCTATACCGAGGAGGAACAGGCAGCGGCAGCAAAGGAGTATTACGAAAAGATCGGCTACGACCCGACGCAGGAGCAGGAAACTCCTGATGTGGAAGACGACGGCATTTCCGTCCTAGAGCCTGTCGTGTCAAACAGTGCGAACGGATACAGCGGCAGCGGCGACGATTATTTTGAGATAACCCCGCTCGATGAACTCTGGTATATGGAGATCACAGGGAACGTGTCCGGCAATCACTTCGCCGTTAAGGGATATGATTCATTTGGCGAATACACCGAATTGTTTGTCAACACACTTGAGCCATACTCCGGCAGTGTATTTGAGCTGGAGCAAAGCACGCGCATGCTCGAGGTTACGTCTACTGGAGACTGGACTGTCCGTGTGAAGCCGCTGTCCAGCGCGCCGGTGCTTCCGATCAACGAAGCATATTCCGGCTCCGGTGATGCTGTGCTTCTTGTCCCTAGTGGCTGCACAAACGCGAAAATCACTGGTAACAGCGGTTCCAATCATTTTGCCGTCAAAGGCTACGGCGATTATTATGATCTGCTGGTCAATACGCTTGACCCGTACAGTGGCACTGTCCGCCTCGAACGCAATATCGTTGTTTTGACAATCACCGCAGAAGGTAGCTGGCAGATCACGGTTGGCTAGAATGCCCTTTAAGTGTTCGCCCGCGCCGCTTGCCGAAAAACGGCGCGGGCTTTGGTTTGTGCAGGCGGTGGGAGCCGTCCCTACGCCTCAACCGTACCCCCGCGCGCCGTGAAATGCAATCTACATTTTTGCAATTTGGTGAAATCTGTAAAATATATCTGCAATTCCTGGTGAAATTTATGAAAGCGTCGTGAAATCATGGATTTTGAACAGCTGATATCCGGATGTATTGCCAAAATGGAGGAGGAAAACCTAACAAACAAGGACCTTGCGCAGCTTGCACAAATTTCTGAGTCAACCGTCTCGCGCGTCCTCTCCTCAAAAGGCTCAAACGCTTCTACTTCGACAATTACCGCCATCTGCGACGCGCTCGGCGTCGGCGCGGATGCTGCGCAGCATGCAGGAGGCATGTGCGAGCGCACGAAAGGCGAGCTTTACGAGACACGTATTGACGACCTGCAACGCGCCATTGCGCGGAAGGAGCGCTGGAACAAACGTTTCTTCGTTCTCTGCGTCTGCCTTACTGCGTTTATACTCCTTCTTTTTGCGGTCGATATCCTGACCCCAAATATCGGTTGGTTCCGAGCATAACAAAAAAGCCGCCCCGGTTGGAGAAACCGGAGCGGCATCTTTGGAGGTTTTTTATGGATGGTCTGAATCTTGCCAACGTTGTGATTTATGCTCGGTATTCTTCCGCTGGGCAGAACGATCAATCCATTGACGGTCAGCTTGCGAAATGCCGCGAGTTTGCCCAGCATCGCGGATTCCGCGTCGTGCATGAGTATTGCGACCGCGCGCTTTCCGGGCGCTACGCCGAAACGCGCCCGGAGTTCCAGCGGATGATCGCCGACAGCGAAAAGCGCGCCTTTGAGTACGTCCTCGTCTGGAAACTCGACCGTTTTTCCCGCGACCGATACGATAGCGCGATTTACAAACGCAAGCTTCGGGCAAACGGCGTGCGCGTTTTGTCTGCAACGGAGGGCATTGACGAGAGCAGCGAGAGCGTCCTCCTTGAGGCAATCCTTGAGGCGATGGCTGACGAATACTCCCGACAGCTCGCGCAGAACGTCAAGCGCGGCATGCGGCAGAACGCCGAAAAGTGTCTGAGCCTCGGCGGTATCGCCCCGCTCGGCTATCGCGTTGTAAATAAGCAATATGAGATCAACGAGGACGAGGCGCAGATTGTCCGCTGTATCCATGAGCAGTATGCCTCCGGCATGTCGCAAAAGCAGATTTCTGCGGAATGCTCCCGGCTCGGCTACCGCAATCAGCGCGGCAAACCCATTGACCTGCATGCGATCAAGCGTATCCTCGCAAACGAGCGCTATATTGGTACATATATCTACAATGGCGAGGTGATCGCCGAAGACGCTTTCCCGGCGATCATCACTAAGGAGCTAAAAAAACAGGTGCGTGAACGACTTGCTGCCAATGCAAAATCCCCCGGGCACGCAAAGGCAAAAATCGAATACCTGCTGCACGGGAAACTGTTTTGTGGCGAGTGCGGAGCGCCGATGGTAGGGGAGTGTGGGCGCAGTCGCAGCGGCACTGTCCACTATTACTACAGCTGCGCAGCGCGCAAAAAGCAGCATACCTGCAAAAAGCGCAATGAGCGCAAGGACGAGCTGGAGCAATATATCGTCGATTATATTGGCAAGAGCGTGTTGACTGACGAGTGGATCAAATCCGCTTCGGCGCGCGTCGTCGCCGAGTACGCGCGCAGCTATGATGCATCCGGCATTAAGCCGCTTGAGCGGCAGATCCGCGAGACAGACAAAGAGCTGGAGCAGCTTGTCGACGCGCTGATTAAAACCACGGCAGACGTTGCCATCCGCAAAATCAACGAGCGCATCGAGGCTACCGAGGCAAAAAAGCATACGCTGGAAGAAGAGCTTGCGTCTTTGCGCATCGCAAGCCGTGTCCAGCTGCGTGAGGAGGACGTCGCCGCATGGATCAGTCAATTCCGCGACGGCGATTCCGCCGATATGGAGTATCGCAAAAAAGTGATCGATTTGTTTGTAAATGCCATCTATATCTACGATGATCGTATCAAAATGTTTTTTAATGTCACAGATTCCGAGCAGATAACTTACCCGGAAATGCTCGCTTTGGACGAGCCGTCCGGTTCGGATTTTGGCGCGTCCGCTGTACCAGATGTATCCTTATCCGAACACCTCATTTTTATAAATGGTGTTATTGGGATGGTTGTGCATCGATAAAATATCCCTCCCATATGGGAGGGATATTTTTTATGCTTTTTTAAGCCGCGGCTCTACAATGCCGTGATAATACCCGGCGATTTTTGCCCCTGGTCCGCCTGCGTCCTTATCAAAAAGAAACTCTTTGGCGAGATCTGCATAATACTCCGGGCGATCGACGCCGTAGCGCGTCGCGGACTCCCAGTAATCCGAGTACATCATGTTCATCGCCGCGTACCAGATCCACGGGTCGACGTGCACGCCGATGCTGTTGGCCACAGCCGTGGTCTGCTCGAGCGTCCAGTGCGCGCCCATCGAGCCGTCGTCATTTTCCATGTGCTCTGTCCAGCGCCGCGCGTCGTCCTCGGTAAACGTGGAGGCTTCGGACTCCATCGTGATCTTATCCGCCTTGCACAGCGCGTCCATGAGCATGGTGCAGCTGCCCACGCTTCGGGAGCATACGGGCTCCGCCATGCACGCCTCAAGCGCTCCGCAGAGTTTGGCCTTATAGGCCTTGATTTTATCCGTCATAGGCTAAGCAAGCTTGAGCAGGCCGGTGCAGAGCTCGACCACATTGCCCGCTGCCGTCGAGTCGGTCGTCGCAATGAGGGTAAAGGTGTGGTTCACGCAGCAGCAGCACCCGGGCAGCGCCAGTTCCGTCTCCGTGTGGATCTCGGTGTTTCCGGTCGCCGGAAGCGTTATCTTGCGCAGCGTGCAGGGCAGCGCGACGCCGTCCATGTACCACTGCAAGGTGAGCTCGCCAGCCGCGGACGACGTGATGACCGCATCGGCTACTAGGTGATAGAGCCCAATTTTTACGGTGTCGTAGCTCTGAGGCTCGACCTGAATGGACTCGCCGGAGTTGACAACCTTTGCGCCCGCAAGCGTGAGCACTGTCGCAGCGTTTGCTGCAAGCGTCTGCGGGCTGTTATTAAAATACCGGACGCAGGATTTCTGATAGGATTTGCTGTTTCCGCTACAAGACATTTACTCGTCTCCTTTCAAAATTATGGAAAACGGGGCAATCGCCCCGGATAGTTATATCAGGTTTGGTCCGTCCGTCAGCCGCCGCAGCCGCACGGATTGCAGGGCGGGTTCTGGTAGTATCTGCCCAGCTGGCCGAGGATGTACTGCGACTGCATATAGTCGTTGTTCGCGGCGCGGCTCTGTGCGAGTTCGTCGCGCAGGCGCTGGGTCTCCTGCTGCTGCAGGAGCGTTCTGGTCGCCTCGCCCTCGGCGTGGATAGCCGTCTTGATCTCGCAAGCGTTGATGCTGGCGTTGTAGTTAACGCCGTCGATCGCGCGGAGGATGTCGCAGCAGCACTTCTGCTGCGCAGAGATGCCGCGCTCCGTGACGGACTGCAAATCGCGCAGCTCGCCGAGGATGTTGTAGGCGTTGTCCTTGACGGCGCTTGTGACGTCGTACGCGCCCTGACGCGTCGCGGCCACGCCCTCGTTGTTCTGGCGCTCTAGAGCCGCAAAGTCCGTTGCACGCTGTACGTCGGCCTGCGTCGCCGGGGCACTCTCGCCGCTGCTGCCGAAGCCTCTGCCCGCGAAGAGCAGGAAGAACAGCGCGATGAGAATCACAATACCCCATCCGCCGAAGCCATAGTCCTTATCCATTGTATTCCCTCCTTTCGGGCTAGATTATTGATAGGCGCTTACGCGCGTTATCACTTGCTGATCTGGCCGACGAGCTCGCCGACCGTTTTGTCTTTGTTTGCCTCAAACCAGTCATTAAACCCAGGCTGGGAGGCGAGGAAGCTAAGCACCATCTGGGGACTCTGGCCTTTAAGCGTCGTCATTGCCGTCTGCATCAGGCCGTTCAGCAGTTTGTTTCCGCTGCCGCCGCCCATCAGTGCCATGATCGGATTTTGCATTGAGTTTTCCCTCCAATTCCTCGATTTTTCCGGCCATGCTCTGTAGGCCGTCCGTGATCTGCTTCAGCTGCTCTTGCAGCTGGGTCGCTGCCTTTTCCTCTTCCGTTGGCTCCGGGAAGATCCGGAACCGCGCAATGGTCTTTGCCGCCATGCTGTCCGTGCGGATGTAATAGAGCAGGTTTTCCGTCTCATGCAGTGCAAGCGCGTTGTCGTTCGGCTGCATCTGCAAATTGTTGATACTGGCCTCGCTGGCCACTGTCAGCACGCCGAGTTTCGGCGGCTGCTGCGGCATTTGCGGCACCTGCGCCCGCGGCATGGGCTGCATCTGCACCTGCTGCGCGCCGTCCATCTCCCAGCGCCCGGTGTATGGGTTGTACGCCATTCTGCATCCCTCCTTTTGAGACCATTGTACAGGATGTCCATTTCCCAAGGGTGGCGCGAGTGTGATTTTATGTGCAAAATAATTTGATTTTTTTAAAATAATGCTTGACATATACGGGTAAACCGTATATAATAAAACCATAGAGATAAACAAAAAACAAACCCCAACACGGGGCAGGAGGAAATAAAAATGAAAGCTACTATTTATGCAAACTACGGAATGCTCGCAGCTGAAAAGCGCTGCATCTACACCACGGCCGAAACCGACGCCACCGTCTCCGAGCCGCTTGACGTCGTCATTCCCGAGAAGTTCGCCCCGGCGAAAAACGCTGCTGACGAGATCGTCGTCACGCTGGACGGTTACAATTATCGCTTGCAGGATGTCCTGTGCGGCGACGAACAGCCCTGCATCATGGTCCCGGGGTACACCACCAGATACGAGCGGCTTGCTCGTGCCTAAGCCAAAGCGAGGGAATCCAAATGCCAACTGATGCACAAAAACGCGCCCGGAACAAGTGGGACGCGGAGAACCGCACCGTAATTGGGTGCAAGATGCGGCGAGAAGACGCGGAAGCGTTTAAGGCCGCCGCGCAAGAAGACGGAACAAACCCCAACGAGCTCTTGCGCGGCTGGATCGGGGACTACATGAGCAGGGAGGTGACGACTATGACAACCGAGCAGATTCAGGCGCTGGCGACGATCTTTGCGATTTGCCGCAAGGCCACGAAAACGCAGAGCCAGAGCGACATTGACAATGCACAGCGTTACCCCATCAAGTGGGCGACCATTATGGTGCGCAAGCTTCACGCGATGGGCAAAGCAACGGACGATATCGACCGCGCAATCGCCGAGCAGTACGGCAAAATCGACATCGATACGTTTACGGCCAACTTTGACAAATGCCTCACGCTCGAGCAGCAAGTCGTTTGGAGCCTCGCTTTTTTCAGGGCGATGCAATAAAAACACCCGGTGTCCAACTTGGACACCGGGGTTTGCTATATCATATCGAGCCTTTTTGCTGTCTGCCGCGCCCTCGTATAAATCCCGGGCAGCCGCCTTGACAGTGTGCTGCGCTCCATGCACAGCTCGACGGCGACGTCGATCTGGGGCGCTTTGCCCACGATGTAGCGGCGCACGATCTCAGCGTCCTGCCTGCTGTATCCGGCCTCGCGTATGACGCGCTCCCACTCGCTTTGCAGCAAACCGGATAAGTCGTCTGGGATATGGACTCTTGCGCTTGCCAATGGCGTCCCTCCTTCCGGAGGGCGCGGCGGACAGCTTACTTCATCGCCTTTGCGAGCTTTTTCAGCAGGTCGTCGCCGTACTTATAGGCGGCAAGATAGTTGATTGTGCCGTCGGTCAAACCGGCTCTTGCCTTGATCGTCCGCTTGGCTTCCTCGACGGCCTCGTCGACCTTCACGGTGTCGTACTCGACCCACGGGAGCTTTCCGTGTTTCTGCCACCTGCGGGCGTGGTATCCGGCTTTCGTGCCGATGTTCTGGACGGCGGTGATCTGTGCGCCGTTGTCCCAGATCGGGGTGCATTCGACCGCCAGACCGTCACCGATGTACATGCCCCAGTGCCCAGGCATCCAGAGGCCTTCGCCGGGAATGAGCTTGCCCCAGCCGGTCGTGGATACGTCCTTGCACTTTGCGATCATGCCGTCGGCGGACACGTCCGGGACGCTGTTCGATGCGTACCTTGCACCGCCGTAGTAAGCGTTTTTGTTTCCGTTCCAGCCCCAGAGAATGCCCTTTGTCAGGTTCACGCAGTCAAAGCCATAGACAACTTTTCCGATGAGGCTGCGCAGATACGTGACTCTACCGCCGGTGTACCAGTCCGGGTACTGGGCGGATTTCTCATCAATGATCGTCTCGCCTACGGGGGAGCCGAAGCAGCCCCACATGTAGACGGTCTTGTAATTCTTCGCAACGTCAATGTGCCTGCGCACAAGTTCGGATGCTTTCATCATTTCTGTTCGCCCTCCTGCGGCGTGCCCGCGTTGTCAATCGCGTCCTGTGCCTTCTGCGACTGCGTGCCGAAATAAAAGGTAATTACTGTAAGGAAGATCGTCAGGAAGTCCTTGCCGGTGATGTCTCCCCGCAGGGCGAGGACGGCAAAGACGATGGTCAGCGAGAGTGTGACCAGAGATTTGACGCTCAGAAGGTTTCCGAGCCTTTTCTTGATATTATCCACGCCTTATGCCTCCTCTCTTAGCGCAATTGCTTCCGTGATTGCAAGGTTCGCACGAAGCATCGTATCTTCCAGATGCGTCAGCGCCAGACTGCGGTTTCTGCTGGGTGGAAGCTGCATAAGGAGCGCTTCCGCCGCTTCCAGCTGAGCCCGGATGTTTTCCGATAATGCCTTGTCTGCCTCGTTGAAGGTTCTTCTCTGGTACATAATTTTCTCCTTTCATTCTACCGGTTCATTCTTTTTTGCGAATACTCGTTTAAATGCCAGCAAGCCCAGCTCTGTTACCGCTGCGCCCCCGGCGTAGCCGAGCACGTCGGACAGGTCGACCGACGTACCAAGCTCTGGGTTGCTTCCGACTGCGATAAGGACAGCGATGGTTTTCAGCGCGCATGCCCAGATCAGCACCATTGTAAGAAGCCGAAGAAGGTAAATGACGATGGTGCGCGCCATCTCGCCTTTGCTCCACTTGCCTTTTACCCGCATATCTGCCTCCCGTTTTATTGCGCGGTGCTATGTTCGCACTGCGCCTCCAACTGATGCAAAAACTTTTTTACATCGCCGTTGCCGCCCAGCTTGACGTATTTTTGCCCGGCAATCAGGCGCTCTGCCATTGGCATTTCCTCTGACATGATCGTCAGCCGCAGGATTGCAAGATACTGCTCGTCCTGATGCTTTTTCATGCCGTCGAGCTTCTTGTCGATCTCGGCAAGGTGGGTATCCTGCGTCGTGGCCTTGCCGCGCTTGCGCTGGATGGCTCCAACGATGGAGCGGATGATCTCCGCCAGCGCAGACGAGCCGATCACCGCGCAGATGATGGTAATAATTCCGGTGCTCACATAGTCCTCCTTACTCGACTTTCTTCCAGGCCGTCGGGGAGACCGTCGGGGTAAACACATTCCCGTCCATGAGCGACTCATACAGCTTGTCTCCCCACCAGCCTTTCTCGCCCTTTGCGAAGGCCAGCGTGGAGGTAATTACTTCGGGGATGATTCTGTATCCGCCCCGGTACTGCACGTCCTCCCAGAGCGTAGACGCTTTGTCGGGCGTGTTCTGTTCGGTGTCCCAGAGGTCGACGGCGGCTTTTTTGATCTTGCCGTGCCAGTTGATGCGCGTGCCCGCTTTGACGAGGCTGCCGTCGCCGGTCAGCGTCCCCAGAAGCTCCGGCGCGAGGCTGACAGTCTTGTCGTCCAAAGCGCTTGCCGCCTGCTCGATGTACGGACGCATTTTTCGTGCCCTATCGGTGTACGTCATGCCGTTTCCTCCCCCAGTAAGATCTTCGCCGCCGTCTCGGTGTCGGCAAGCCGCTCACGCAGCTGCTCCGGGCTTGCCGTCTCGATATCAAAATTGTCTGTGACAAGCTTATCCGTCTCCGTGTAGGTGTGCGGCGCGCCGTCAATGTCAATTGCCTCATCGTATTCTGAGCCCGTCTCCACCTGCCGGATGAGATAGCCCGCATCCGAGTACGTCCGGTACAGCTTCACGCCGTCCGTGCGCGTTTTGTAGTGCTCTCTTACGATCATGCTCACACCCCCACAATATGGTCTGCCAACGAGCTCCAGTTTGTTGCCGCTTTCCACGCATCCGCAAGAGATGCGGGCACCCGGATCTCCAGCTGCGCGTGCGTCTGATCGAACGCATTGACGTTGGCTAGCGTGGGCACGGCGGTACAGTGCGTAAGATCCACAAACCGCAGCGGATAGCATCGCTGAAATACCTGTGCCGGGATGCTCGCGATATCCCCGAGGCACGTCACTCTGCGCAGCGCGTTGTCACCCTGAAATGCGGAAGCGACAAAGGTTGTAGCGTCCGCTGGGATGGTGACTTCTAACAGCGCGTTGCAGGCACTGAAACCTCCAACTTGACCGTTGACAGCCTTGATATAAACGCGTTCAATGGACTGCGCCGCGTAGGCATCAATCATATCAAAATTTGCCAGCCGGACTGCTGTATATGCGATGTCATAATTATCACCTTTTGCTTGCGTCGTCCCTTTTGGTGTTGCAATTACGCGGAGATTGGCGCAATTATAAAATGTCCGCTGAAGCACATCCATATCCGCCGCAATAAACACACGCAGTTGTGTGCACTCGTAAAATGTCGTCCAGGTCTCCACTTTCGTGGTTTGCGGGAGTGAGATGCTCTCAAGTCTACAACAAGAAAAGAAACACTGTGATGTTGTGCTCCTCACCCTTGCACCGACCTCGACTTTCCGCAGCATCGAGCAGCGGCCACTATCTTTTGTTCCGTTTGCAATCAGCATTCGACCAGATGAGCCGTTGCCAAGGTCCATCTTCGCACCCTCTTTGACACTCATCGTGATAACATAGGGACCGCTAGATGCGTACACATGTCGATGCTCGATATAAGACCAGTCGTTTATTGCTTCCGGGGTCGTTCCGTCGCCCCAGTCTACCGTCGTGCCGCTTTTTGTGCCCTGCCAGTAATTCAAGACAAAATCGTCCCACGTCTCGGTGTCCACGTCGACGTAGAGCCTTGTCTTGCCGTCATCGGTAATATACAGCGCGCCGATATCGAGCTCGCGGCCTGCGTCCTTGATGTCTTGGAGCGTCCAGTTCCAGCCCTGACAGATGAGTCCGTCGTGTGAGGGCAGGGGCGGCAGCTCGGTCTTTGTGGCCAGCTCGGCGAGTGTCCACGCATACAAAAGCGTCCCGTCGAAGTCCCAGAAGTTGATGTCCGACTCCTTGGGCGGTGTGGTGTCTAACGTGCCGGTGATCTGCGCGCCCGAAGCGTCGTGCGCCGTCACGCCGGATTTGAGCGTCGCGGGGGTGACGGTATCGTCCGCCGTATCCACAAAGCGCGCCGTGCCGCCGCCCGTCTTCGGGACGTCCAGCGCCGGGACATCCGGGTACGACGCGCCCGCGATTGTTACGTTCTGTCCCATTGCGCCCTCCTTACTGGATCGTCAGCACTTTGGTCAGCTCGTTTTGTGTGATCGATGGAAATTTTGCCCGCCCGGTCTTCCGGGTCAGACTGTTGGAGAAAAAGGTGATGCCGGTCGGTACATTGTCCTCCGTCGCGGTCGCGGACACATCCACAGCGGCGACGCGCACCTTTTTGAGCAGTTTCCCGCTGGACGGAGTCACATCCTGCGCGGCCGTGGATGGCGTGGCCTGCTTCTCTTCCACCTGCACATACTTCTTGATCTCCGCACCGTTTTTGTCGCCGGAGACATATCCGGCGGAGACCGCCGCCGATGGCGTGACCGTGATCTCATAGTCCGTCTGCGTGTCGCCGAGCACCGTACCCGCAACCGCCGCGCCGGGGGTGACCGTGCCGTCTCCGACGCTCTTGGTCACCGGGTCGTCGTAGATGCCCGCCGGGATGGTGACGTTTTTACCGTTGACGCTTACGTCGTCCACGCCCTTCTCCGGGACGGAGCCCGTGACCTCGCTGCCGTCTGCCCATGCCTTTTTCCCGGCTCGGATGTCTCTGGCCGCCGCGTCGCCACTTCCCGTGTCCACGAATTTTGCCGTGCCAGAGCCATCTGCAAGTGGGATTTCCACATTCGGGACGTTTTCGTACGTCACGTCTCTGATTTTTACATTTTTCGCCATAGTGCACTCCTTACGTTATTGTGATTCCGCCGCCGTTGTAGGTGATCCGCCCGTAGTTCTTCGGGATGGGCGCGACGACAATATTTCTGGCCAGCATCCGGTTCGCCGTGGGAAGCGTCTGCAATTCCTCCGACGGGGTGATCTCGTAATTTCCCTCGTAGGCTTCGCCGCCGCCCGCTGCGACCCGGACATTGTCGACCGCGAAGTCGACGGCCGGCTTTTTGACGACGTCAAAAGTAATCGCCATCACAGCACCTCCTTGCTGGTGGAGGTCCGGACGCTGATCATGCCCGTCTGCAGGCCGATGACGACCGGCTGCGCGCTGCCGGTAAACTTCACGCGCACCTGCCCGGAGAGCAGGCGCGTTTTAAAGCCGAAAGTCTCCTCCTGGCTCAAGGGGAAGAGGAAAAGGCCGTCTTCGTCCACGGTCACCTCGCCTGGGTAGACCTTGCGCAGACCACCCACGACAAATTCAATCAGCTCGATCTTGCTCAGGTCGAGCGGCTCGCCGTCCTGCGTCCCGCGAAATTCGATGGCGTACTGGTCGCCCTGCATAATGGTAAGGCTCATATTCTCACCTCACTTTGGATTTCCCACGACGTACTCGACGACGTAGGTGCCGCTCATGCGGCAGATTTTCACGCGGTCACCCGCCTTGAATGTAACGTTGGTATTGCATTTGTAATGCTTTGCTGTGGCGGCGGTCTGGCCGTCGAAGATCAGGCTCAAGCCGTCCGTGTATTTCGCGCCGACGGTGGCAAGCTCTGCCGCAGCCGGTTCCGTGTTTTGCTGCCCGCTCATGCAATCACCGTCCTTTTTGCGGTATGGGTCATGAGCTCGCCGGGGCTGAGCCGCAGCTGCCAGCCGGTCTCCTCGTAGATGCCGCCGAATTCCGGCGCATCGATGCTCAGAACGTCGCCCACGCCGTGCCCACCCTCCGGCAGGCCGTAAAACGTGATCGTCCGGGTACCGAGCTTGGACTGGAAGCAAAGATCGTCCACGTAGGCTTGCAGCGCCTCCTGCGAGGCGATATTGTCCACTTTCACAACCTGCGTGATGCGCTGCCCGCGCTTAAAAATGGAGATGGAGCTCGACGGGCTGTTATTCTCGGCTCTGGACACCAAAGGAGCCTCCAAGTCCGGATTGCTGCAAATGGCCACGAAGACATTCGGCGCGTCGAAGATGTCCTGCTCCTGCGACATGTCGCGCGAGACGGGAGCCAGCAGCCGGATATCCGTGCTCGAGTAGCGCCAGCGGATATTTGCCGCATTTGGTGTTGCCTTTGGCTCCAGGTGCCCGATGCCGCTGCCGTCAAACCAGACAGGTTTATAGTTGATCTCGCCCAGCAGCTGATTGCAAATCGTGAGATAGTCCGTGCCCTCCTGCCAGTCCTCGCGGTCGGTCTGCAAGGTCTCGCTCGTGGGTGTGGCGATCACGAGGCCGATCCCGGCCTGCGTCATGAGCTGCTGCACGGCGGTAATGTAATTTGTCCCGGCGGCCAGATGCAGGATGCCCTCCGTCTTGATCGTCTGGATCATCCAACTGCGGTCGTACGCGTCGAGCCGGAGGAAGTGCCCCTGCGCGGTGATGGTGTCGGAGTACGTCGTGATGCGGTACACGCCCAAGGGGTACTCTTGCCCGTCAAGCTCCAGCACAGGCTGGAGCTCGTCGGAAAGATATTCGATGTCGGGGTTGTGGAGGAATGTGCCGCCGAGGCTTCCCATGATGTCTCCGGACGCGTCGACGAGCACGTCGGGCGCGGAATCTTTGAGCCAGCGCAGCTCCGAGAACTTCGCGCCGCGCCGCAGCACGTCCACGCGGTAAGATACCTTGTGCGTCATAGCCTCACCTCGTCGTCAAAGTCGATCTGCTCGATGGTAAAATTAAACACATTGAGGAAGCCGTCGTGCTGCTTGGGCAGGCTCGTGATGTAGCCGATGACCATATCGCCCTGCGGCGTCTTTGCGCAGACAAGCTTGCCCACAAGCCCCATGAGCTGCCTGATCTCGCTCTCATCGAGCAGCGCCGCCGTGATGCTGAGCGCGTCCGTGCCGGAGTCGACCTCGACCGCGACGGGATAATACGCGCCGGAGAGCTGCAAAAGCTCGACCTGCCGGGAAAGTGTCCGCGTCGTCTGCCGGTGCTGGCTGTCCGAGTACGGCAGGCGCAGCGTCTGTCCGGTGTCCAAGTCTGACACCTGATGCACCTCCGCGCGAACGTCGACCGTGACCGCCGAAGACAGGCCGTAGTTGCCGGAATCGTTGTAGCAGCCGCGCACCTGGTACGTCGTGCTGCCGGAGGACAGCTCGTCGGTGTACTGCGTCTGGGTGAGCTTTGCAATCGGCTTGCCGTTTCGGTACACAAGGTAAAAATCGTAGCTGCCGGAGGTCTGCCAGCTTAAGTCCGCGACGCTAAAGGATTGCACGGTCAGCGTGATACTCGCGCCCGGCGTGTTCGTCACAGGCAGCGCCGCCGCGCCCCAGTCGGACCACATGCCGTACTGATTCTGCACGCGCACGCGCACCGTGTGGCTGCCGTCCGAAAGATACGCGGGACTCGTCCATGTCTTTTCCGTGCCGTAATGCGTGCCGCCCGAGAGTTTGCCGTCCAGCTCCACCTGATACGCCTCCTGCTCGGAGGTCTGCCAGCTGATGGATGGGCGCGGACCCGTGCTCTTGATCTGGATGCTTGGAGCCGTCGGCGCGGCAATCACGACGATCTGTGCCGCATCGCTCCATTCGCCGGGGATACCGTCTGCGTTGTAGGTGCGCACACGCCAGTATTTGATGCTGGATGTGAGGGTCCCGGCAGGGCACGTCCACTGCCGCGCAGCGCCTGTGACGGTTGCAAGCGTCGTCCATGTGCTGCCGTCTGCGCTTTTTTGCAGGTCTGCCTTGCGCTGCGCCGTGCCGGTTGAGATCGAGTGCCGCCACTGGAACAGTACGTCCTTTGAGCCGTCAATCACCGTGTCGACCGGGCTCAGAGGCGCGGCGGTCGGCGTTGCATCGGCGGTTGAGAGCGTCACCCAGTCGGACGTCGTGACCACGCCGCTGTTTGCCGTGACCGCGACCTGCCACTGGATGCTGGTCGTGCCTGCGAACGTGTTGGCGGGTACCGTGACGCTTTGTGCGCTGCCGGAGACGTTGATCGTGTGGATCGTGCCGCTCGTGCCGGAGCGCCAGCGGAAAACGGCAGATGTCTGTTCCAGTACAGCGATGCATTTTAACGCGGGGTCTGTACCCCATGCGAAGGTGTTTGGCTCTGTTTTTACAATAGACCCCGAACTCGGCGTTGTCTCGAATATTTTTAGCCCACAGGTTATCGTATCGTCCACAGTCACTGGAATATATGGCCGGTTTGCGCCTGCTGTAACGATTGACGCAAAATCCATAGATACCGATATATCGATAAACACGCCCTTTTGCACCGCGTCAGGAATCGGGAGCCCATATGTCGACTCACACAGTTTCGGGAGGTCTTCAGCGTAAACGTTTTTCGTCTCGACTTTGCTCACGTGGAAACGCTGCTTGGTAGCATAGGTAGCGGTAAGAGGGTCGAAGCGCTCAGTCAAGGTACCTATTTTTAGGTTGACTGTGTCGTTTTCGCCTGCTGCCTGCACATATACGTTGATTTTTGTCCAATCGTCAACAAGCTTTTTGTACTGCTTCCCGTCGCTAGGCGACTGGAATTGCAAGTACAGTAAATCGCGATAGTAGAGCTTTGCTGGGGAGGTTGTGTGGTCGTTGACGTTTTGCGCGTCATTTTTCAAGATCGCAAATGCCGAACAGTACAGATTAAAACTCGTTGCCACCTCACGTCACCCCCATTCTGGCCACTCGTCTCTGGTTTTTCATGCGGCGGATGAAATCGTCGATCTCGCGAATTTCATTTGCCTGCACGATAAAGTTGTAGGTATCGCCGCCGGAGAGGCTGCGTCCTTCCTGATTGGTGCCGATGCGCGAGCCTTGCGGCAGCCACACCGGCTCGGGGCCGTTTTCGCCGACCCACGTCACGCCGCCAATAAAATTGTCCGTTCCGGCTGCGTTGTAGCCCTTTGCGTTTTTCCACGCCTCGAAGCTGCTTCCTGCGCCTTCTTGCTTCTTCCATTCGTCATACAGATAGCTGTCATAGTTCCCGTACCATTTCCCGTTCCCGTAATACTGGCCGTAACCATTAGCGCGGGTCATGGCGTTGGTGTCTTCCTGCTCCCACATTTCGGTTAGCGACTGCACGTTGTTTTTAACGCCACTGTTGTAGTTCCAGCCGAGCGCATTCGCCATGCGCGTGTAGCCCGCTTGTTTCCCGGAGAAGCCCCAACTGAATAACACCTGCGCAAAGCCAACCGCAACGGATGCCGAGTCGGCGATGGCGGCAAGAAGCCGCGCGACCGGGCGCAGCGTTTGCGTCAGTTTCGGGACAGCGTCGTCGGCCAGTTCGTTCGTGGTGGGGAGCAGATTCGTAAACGTATCGAGCATCATACCAAAAGCATCCACAATACCAGATGATTTAATTGCGGAGCCCAGCCCGTCCGTCAAGTTTGTCGCTCTCCCGTAAAACTCTTCCAAATATGGAGCGAACTCAGAGGCCATTTGGTTTTTCAAAGACTCCTGCGATGTCTGGAGGCGCTGCACCTGATCGTCCACCGCCTCCAGTGCAATGAGTGCATCCTCTGTCAGCACTTTTCCCGTGTTTTTTGCTGCTCGCGCGTAGCCTTCCAGCTCTTGCGAGCCCTTCTCAATGATTGGGTTCAGTTCACGAGCTTCTTCCGACATCAAGTCCATAGCAAGCGCGTCACGGTCTGCCTGATTTTTGATATTCCCGAGCGCGTCAATTGTATCCAAAAAGACATCCATTGAGCTCCGAAGATTGCCTTCCGAATCCTCAATAGATATGCCCAAACGGTTAAACGCGGCCGCAGTGTCCTCCGAGCCGTTCTGAGCTTCCTGCATCTTGTTTGTGATCTCTTTCAGGGAGTCACTGATTCGGTCGTAGGACACGTCCATCTTCTCAGCGGCATACGTAAAGGCGATGACGTCCTCTCGAGATTGACCCGTGATACTGGCCAAGCGCCGGACTTCTTTAGAGTAGGCACCAGCTTCCTTTGTGACGGAAATGAGCGACTTTTCGCATTTTACGATAGCTGCGGCGACAGCGGCAAAGCCAGCAACTGCCTTGACGTTCCCGGCATTGATTCCGTTAAGCGCATTGAGCGCTTTGTCTGCTCCTTCCGGCAGGTTGATACCGAGCTTTTCAATCAGGCTTCCGAGCGCGTCGCCAAGGCCGACGGCCTCGCCCTTGCCGTCCGCAAAGGATTCCTTGAGATTGGCAAAAACGCCCTTCGCGCCAGTGCCCTCCTCCTTGGCCTTCGCGACGGAATCCTTGACTTTCTCCATTGCCTGCTGGAATTTCGAGCCGCTCGCGCCGGCTTTCTCAAGCGCGTCGTTGTTCTCCTCCAGCTCGGCGTTCATCTTGTTCAGCTCGGCTTCGGCGTTGTTGAGGCTTACCTGCCAGCCTTGTGCTTTCTTTGTCGCTGTCTCTACACCTTGCGCGAGACGTTTATACTCGTCGCTGCCCTCGTCCAGTACGTCCTTTGCTTTCTGGAATTTTTCGTTTGCTGCCTCCTGCGCCTTTGTCGCTTGTTCGAGTGCTTTGCGCGTAATTTCGATTTTTTCCTTTTGTTCTCCGATTTTTTTGGAAAACACGTCGCTTTTCGCCCGTAAAGCATCTACACTGTCAGCGTTTTTGATGTATTCGCTCTCTACCTTGCGCATTTCGGAGTTCAAGACGCGCATGCTATCTCCGATCCTCGAGATCGCGGCTTTGTATTCCTTTTCGCCGGAAAGCGAAAACTTTGTGTTGATGTTCGGCATGCTACTTCCCTCCGCTCAAGTATTCTGCCAGCGACAACGGCTCCTGCGGTTCCTTTGGCTCGCTATCTGGTCGTGCCAGTGTCGCAAGCAGACGTCGCGGCGTCATGGTCTTCCAGAAAAGCCGCTCCGGCATGCGCAGCTGGTAAAGCCAGATTGCCAAAAAGCCGGGAAAATCAAAGCCGCCGTGCTGCTCTGATTCTCCCGGCTCTGTCAGTTTTTTGGCTGGTTCCCGCCGCTGTCCTGCTTCGGCTTCTCGGCGTTCTCCTGCTCCGGCATTGCTGCCATAATCAGTTTTGTGATGAGCTGTGCCGCGTCCGTTGTCTGCGTCATTGTCAGCTTGCGCCCCAGCTCCCGCGCGGTCACGCGCAGCAGCTTTCCGTCCTCTCCGCGCAGGTTCTGCGTTTCCGCCGCGTCATTGAGCATCGCCGCCAGAAACCGCAGCGTCGACTTGAGGCTTGTCATGCTCCGAAGCGCCCGCATCAGATCGCCGTCATATTCCTCCTGCACGTCCGCAAGGACGTTCATGTTGCAGGTCAGGTTGTAGATCCTGCCTGCATACTCATATTCCGCCGTTTTCTGCCGCACGTCTTCCATCAGGTTTCACCCAGCTTTCCCTTGATCCAGGCGACGGCCTCCGCCGCGCTGTCGACGGTCTCGGTTTCCAGCAGCAGCTCGTCTTTGGAGTCGTCCGCGAGAAATTCGCCCGTCGTGGTCGGCGTATTAAACTGGATGTTTTCTCCCTTCGTCTGGTACGCCATCGACGGCGGACCAAACAGCGCTTTCGGCACCCAGACGCATGTGTATTTCGTCACGCCGTCTACCTTGTCCGGCGCGTAAAATCCGACGCCCACATAGTTTGCCACGTCCTTGGCGGAGAACTTGATGTTTTCCTTGCTCGTGTCCGTCGTGCAGCCATAGAGCATCGCCTGCGCTGCCTTCTTGATGTACTTGACTGCCAGCGAGATAGTGCCGCCGGTTGCAAGTTTGATGTACTCCGCCAGCTTCGACTCTGCATAGAGCCTGCCCTCGGCAAACTTCAGGTCGAGCTGTGCGCTCATTGCATCTCCGACGTCCGTCGGATTTTCGTAAGATACGGTTCCGGCAGTGTTTTTGTACTTGCCCGCTCGGATACCGCGTAAATCAAAACTCGGCATTTATAATAAGCCCCTTTCTTTCAGCTTTTCCGTGAGGAACTTTTCCAGCTCCTCGTTTACCCGCTTTTGTGCTGTCCTGACGCCCTTCGTCCAAAAATAGGTTCCCGTGATTCGTCCGTATTTTTCGCTGCGGCCGTAATTTAAGACAAAAAGCACGGTAGCCCTTCGCTCTCCGTGCTCGTTTTTGCCTGTTGCCGTGATGGAGATATACGGATCTCCGGATTTGTCGCGCTTGATCGTTTTGGAGTATTTGACGCTTTTTGCGTAGTTCTCCGTCTGAAACCCGCTCGTCTGCACTGCCTTTTGCAGCTCCTCGACGATGATGTCCCCGGCCGTGTATAAGATCTCCTGCTGCATCTTATCGTCAAAGATGTCCGCTTTTTGGAGCGTTGCCAGCAGCTCCTCTGCGCCGGTGATTGAGATGTTAGCCATACACGGCCCCCTCTGTCTCAGCGACGAGCGCAATCTGCGTGCGCCCAGTGTCCTTGTCGTAGCTCTCCATGTCGACGGTCACAATATAGCCCGCGCGTTCCATCGCCGCTTTCGTCCGCCGCAAGAGATCTGCTGCAAAGCCCTCGGCAAATATGGAGACGGCATACGCTGCGCCGGTTTCCGCCTCTCGCCCCTCGGCGTATATTTGCCCGGATTGCCCGAGCAGCTGATACGTGATGTACGTTTCCTCCGCGCCCTTGTATGGCGGATGGCACACCGGAACGCCGATGTCGGCAAGCGCCTCATAGATCATCATGCGCCGTCCCTCCGTTTGCAGGTCAGCTCAATCTCTTCCGTCTCTGCTCCATAGCTGCGGACCACGTCAAAGACGTCCGAGCCGCAGGCGAGCTGCTGCTCGCCCCGGTATTCCGCACTGTGCATCCGGAAGATCGCGTCCGTCTGCTTTCCCGCCTGCGCCGCCTGGTAGTATTCCGCGCGGTTGACGGATTTCCGCGCCGCCCAGACAGTAGTTTCCCGCTCCAGTTTTTCTGTTGTCTGCCCGCTCACGATAGGGTAGGACAGCAGGCGCAGCGTGATCTGTGTATCAAAGATCATTGCTCGCTCCTCCTGTCTGCCGGTAATCGTCCGACAATCCCATCGCGTCTCGCAGCTCCTCAAAGCAAGCTTTCCATTCGCTGCCGCGCCCGCAGAAATCGTGCTGCCAGCGGACATAGGCGCGAACCGCGTCTTTTACTAGCGGGTCCTCGTCTGCGCCCGCTGCGCCTGCGATATGCAGGCGCAGCAGGCAGGCGTCGACCTCATCGGAAATTTCTCCGTCAAGCGCGGTCGTACTCAGCCGCAGGGCGGTTTTTGCAACGTCCAGTAATGCCATTGTTTATCCCTCCCTGTTGGCTCTTGTGTTTAGCCTGCCTTTTTCTTGGTCAGCGTGACGAGGCTGTTTTTGTCGACCACCTTGCCGTCGACGAGCGCCAGCGCAACGGTCACTTCGTCGTCGGTTGCGTTATCGGTGTACTTGCGGAACGTCATGCCGAGATTCTCATTCCAGAGATAATCCTTGAAATTGAAAATAAAGGCGAAGATTGTATCCGCAGTCACGCTCGCTGCGAAAGACGGCAGATAGTCGCCGACAAGGACGACCTCACGCCCGAAGAGCGAGTAGACCGGCTTGCCGCTCATGCCGTAATTGACGCGAGCTACAGGCTGCTTCTTGTCGTCGACCATGCCGACAATCTGCTCGAAGAATGTCTTTTTCGTCATGCACCACGCCGCGTCGGTGTCGTATGCCTGCGGGAGTGCTGCCTCCGCCTTGACAAGGTCAGTGTAGGCGATAGCCGTAGTCGCTGCCGCAATGTCGATGTTCTGACCGGTCACGACAGTCTCCTTGATGATGCCCTTCGGCTGGCCGGAGCCGGAGCCGCTGATGATTGCCTGCTCCTCCGCTTTTACCATCGCCTCTGCGACGTTCGCCACAAACTGCGATTCAAACATCGGATATGTGACAATGGACACTTCCAGAGACATGGAGATCGCGCAGCGCAGTTTGTGATAGGCAAACGTGATGGAGCCGAGCGCCTTTTTCTGCTTGTCAGAGCCTGCTCCCTCACTGACCCACGATGCGGTCGGCTTCGCCGAGCTGGTCGGCACCGTCACGCCGCCCTTGTAGGACGTGTGCGTCACGCGCGGCAGAATCATACCTGTCGCTTCGATCTTTTCGTAGATCTTCTGCAGCGTCGTGGTCGGGATGGCTGCGCCGACGTCGGAGGTCTTGGTGTTCGCGTCCGCGTTGGTCAGCTCTGCCGGAATTCTCTTCCCGGCGAGGACATAGTTCATAAAGGCGCGCTTGTACTCGTCAGTGTCGTACTGGTCAAGCACGTCCTGCGGCTTCGCTGTGCCGGTCAGGTTGACGGTCTGCTGTGCTGCCGCCGGGTTCTGCGCTCTTGCGCCTGCGAGCGCGTTGAGGTTTGCCTGAATTTTTGCCTCTTCCTCAAACTTGGCGTCGAGTTCTTCGACTTCCTTCATTTTTGCCTGCGCCTCGGCAGTCTTGCTTTCGTCCAGCAGCTTCTGCGCCTCGTCCATCAGCTGCTTGCGCTTGGTGTTGTAAAGTTCTTTCGTCATTTTAGTTCTCCTTTAAGTTTTAAAAATTTTAGTTTTGCTTCTACCTGCGCCCGCTCGGGCATAAAAAAACCAGGCTCTTTTGCCTGGCTTTTCATGAAATTCTCTGCGCGCCGCAGCGCGTCCTCGCTGAGCATGCCGGAGTAAAAGTCTGCCGCCAGCGGCTTCTGCTCACCGCCCAGCTCCATTACCCGGTCAATGAGTCCCAGCTTTACCGCCCGGTCTGCCGTGATCCACGTTTCTTCATCCATCATGGCGGCAATTTCCTGCTCGGACCTCCCGGTCTTTGCCATGTACGCCAACGTGATCGCGTGGTTGGCGTCCCGCAGGACCCCTGCGGTATGCTCCATCTGGCGGTAGTCACCGTCGGCGCTCGTCTGTACGTTGTGGATCATCATCATTCCGGTCGGCGTCATTTCCGACTCGCCCGCCATCGCAATGATCGACGCGGCCGATGCCGCAAGTCCGACGATGCGGATGTGGACGCCGCCCGCGTAGTTGCGCAGGGCGGTATAGATCTCGCTCGCGGCGAAGATTTCGCCGCCGCCGGAATTGATCTCGACTTCTGCCCGCTCGCCGTTTCCGGATGCAAGCGCGTCGGCTACGGATTTAGGGCTCGTCGCCTCCATGCCGTACCACTGATAAAAGCGGTGCTGGTTACTGGACACGATGGGCCCGCGAATGCTGATCTTCATGCGTTATCATCTCCCTTCTGTGTGATCTGCGTTGTATTCCGGTCGACCGGCTGTGTGTCAAGCCTGCGAATCGGCTTATCTCCGCCGTCAACCGGAGCGAGATTAAAGGCGCGCCTCCACTCGTTTGGCGTCAGCGCGCCGCGGTCGACCATTTGCAGCAGATTGAGCTTTGTTGTTGTCGACGCAAAATCCCACGCCGACGCCTCAAAAACGATTCGGTTTCCGCAGCCGCGCTCGCGCCTTGAAAATAGTTTGCGGGTGTACTCACCACTCAGCTGTTTCAGGACCGGCTCAATCTCGGCATCAAAATAGGCATTCTGCTCGTTTTCGTTGGCAATCGACGTGACAATCTGCTGGTTGGTGTTAAATAGGGCATAAATGCGCTGCGTGGTCTTGTCCATCTGCTGCGCGTTTGGCACATAATCCTTCGGGTCAATCTGCTTTGCCTCTGCCTTTGCGTCTACCGCCGCAACGCCTGTTCCGTTCGACACGTTTAGGAAGCTATCTGCAAAGTCCTGTGCCCGCTGCTTGATATCCTCCGAGCGCATCGACGAGGCAAACATCAGCAGCCACCGCACGACGGCGCTGTTCCGGATTGCCTTGACGATGCCCTGATCCGTCGTTGTGACAATCTCCATCAGCGGCACGATTGCCGGCGCGATTGGGTCTCCGAAGATGTCGTTTTCGTAAAAATCCCCACGCAGGTGAATCACGTCGTCGTAGGCGAACGTCAGGACGTTCCCGTTTTGCATGTAAAATTTCAGATACAGGTTTCCGCTAGCGTCGTAGACGGCGTCCGCCTGCATCGCCGCAACCGGGAAGATGGCGTTCGGAAATCCGTTTTCGTCGCGCATGATAACGGCAAAAGCGTTGTTGTTGAGAATCAGCTGCGCAGCAAGCTTTTCCTGCAACAGCTGCCCCGTCATGTATTGATTCGGTTCCTCCAGCAAAAACCGGATATACGGCTCCGGATTGACGGCAATCTTCCGCGCGTCTGCGGTGATCGTCTCCCGGATGTGCTTTGCCGTCAGCTTTCCGATTGCCTTGATCTTCGGGCGGATGCAAGCGCGGACAATGTCCGACTGATACATTTTGCCGTTGTAGCTGTAAAATCCGTTTCCGCGCTCCTGTACCATTTGCACGGTCGAGACACGCTTTGTCGTTGTGATGTTTTCGAGGAGGTTTTTAAAAAATCCCATGTTGTCACTCCTAGAGCATACTTGTGTATTCCGCCTGCTTTTGATCGTAGATCGCGTAGGCGTCGAGCAGCGCCGCCGTGCCGTCTATGCGGCGTGTCGACTTGCTCGTTTTGTGCGGCTGGATATTGCCGTTTTTGTCCTCGTCGTAAGCGGTGTTTGCAAGACACCACTTGTCAACTGGATTGTTGTTGTACACAATCCGCTTGGACTCCAGATCATTTCCGCAGCGCTTCATCGGCTCGGACAGGGTCTTCACGCCCTGGTGCACCGGTATCATCGCTTCGGCTCCAAAGTAGTCTGCCATGCTGTCTGTCCAGTAGGACGCAGACCATGCATCATAGCCGACGAATGGTATAAAAATATCGAGGTCTTCCTGCACCTCGATAAACCATGTTTTTACGTCCTCATAGCGGATCTTGTTTCCCTCTGATAGCCGGACCAATCCGCGCTCATGCCACTTGTCATACGGTATCTTGTCTTCATTCACGCGCTTTTCCAAAAGCTCCTGCGGCATCCAGTACATGGAGAGGACAAACAGGATGTCCGGTAACTCCGGCACCTGAAACAGAACCTTCCCCGCCGTCAGGTCCGTCGTCTTGGAGAGGTCCGCGCCGCCGATGCCATAACGCGGGTAGGATAGGATTCGCTCCTGCGTCTGCCCGTCGGTCATGTGGTGTGTCCAGATCATACGGCGGTTTTCTTTGTCCAACTGGAAGGTGTCTCGGTTGTCCAGCTGTTCAAAGTTGAGCCACGCCTCAGAAGATGTTTCGCGTATGTTGAAATCCTTGCAGACGAGATTCCGGACGAGCGCCGGATTTTTCTTTGCCCGCTCGACGCGCTCCTTGAGCGCCGTGTAGCTCTTGATCGTGCCGAGGCCCGGGTTTGCTTTCTTCCAGCAGGCTTCATCGGTCCACTCGCTGCGCTTATCAAGCTCATAGATAAACGCAATCCGGCGCGGGTCGTGGTACCCGTCCGGATCTTCATAGCCGTTGATAATGCGCTCGGCTTCTTCGTACTTTTCGTCGTAGATGTCCTCGCGGATAACACCCGCAGTGGACGTGATAAAACGCAGCGGCTGCGCGCGCGCCTGATCGCCATCGGCAATGATGTCGTACAGTGGGCGACCGTTTTTCCACTGGTGGATCTCGTCCATCATCGCGCCGTGGATGTTCAAGCCGTCAAGCGTGTCGCTGTCAGACGATAGCGGCTTAAATACGCCGTCGTTATAATCGCTGTCTATCTCGCCGACCAGGCAGCGCGTCCGTTTGCGCAGCGCCGGTGACTTCTGTACCATGCGCTTTGCTTCTTGCCAGATGATCTTCGCCTGATCGCGTTTTGTTGCTACCGCGTAGACCTCCGGTCCTGCCTCCGCGTCCGCCATTTGCAGATATAGCCCTACGCCGGACGCGAGCAGCGACTTGCCGTTTTTCTTGCCGACAATCAGGACCGCCTCGTGATATTGCCGGTTGCCCTCAATGTCGACAAAGCCAAAGATCGTCGCCAGCAGAGCCTTTTCCCAAAGCTCCAATTTGACAAGCTGCCCGCCCGCTTTGCCTTTGGAGTGGTGGCAGTAGTTCTCAAAAAACTCAAGCACATGGTTGGCACGTTTCGGCGAGTAGTAAAACTCAGATTCTGTAGCTTCGAGCTGTCCTACAACGTGCCGGTATGTTTTCTGCACTTTCAGGCTGACGGTTTCCCGCCCATCCTGTATAGCCTGCCAATACTCGAGTATCGGATTGTACGTTTCCGGATATCGTGTGAGCTTCACGCTTCATCACGCTCCCGGACGAAACTTCCAAATCCGTCGTCTTCCTGCCGCGGCGCGGTGTCCGGCTTCGGCAGGAGCGTCGTGAGCTGCTTGATGATTTTCTGGTAGTTTGCGTTGGTGGAGTTGTACGCCTGACCAATGGGGCGTGCCCGGTCATACGGTTCCAGCCGTTCCGATTGCCGGAACGGTTCCGTCCATCCGTTTTCCCGCAGGTCCTCTGCCATGTCCTCACACTCGACGCGCATAAAAGCTGCCTGGTCAATCAGCCCCGCGACAGTTCCCGCTGCTTCTTTCGGCAGATTCTTGTAGAGCCGCCGAAGACGCGCTTTCTCTGCGCGGATACGCTGTTCTTTCGTCTTTTCCTGCTTATTCGCCACAAAAAGCGCCTCCTTTTCGTGTGATTTTTGCACGCTCTCCGCACGTGCGCGTGTATTACATATCGCCGCGCTTTTGGAGGGGGGGCTCGCGAACGACCTGCGTATTTTTCCGAGG